CCCGTGTCTCCCGGATGGTGCCGGGTTTCATGGGAGTTACAGGTTCTCCGCCGAGGGTGACCCATTTGGTTTTTTTCTTGGTCGAAACATACAATGTGGGGTTAAACTTTTCACGGACGGTGAAACGCTCTCCATTCTCAAAACCTCTGAGAAGGATATCGTTTCCATACATCTGGACGTTTGTGTAGAACTTGGGCATCAATCAGATAATTTAACTAGGTATTCGCTGAGTAGTTTGGGGTTTGGGACAACCATTGTGAGGATATTATCTGATAATATCATCATTTTGTTTTCCTGTGTGAGTTTTGGATCTGGATATCTAGTGAATGCGTTCTCATATTCTACACTAGCATCAACCAACATTGGATCCACAAGGATACAATTTGGTTCTCCAATCTCAAACTCTTGGACTTCTTCAATCTTACTGATGAGAGTAAGACCATTAGTAAGAATTACCAATCTAATTAAATCATCCATGATCTTCACCTAAGTAACTTTCAACTAAACTTTGAATGGGGTCACAGATAGTAATGATACTACTTCTCTCAACCACAATGCTTCTATCTGCTGCTAGTGGCAACCAGGACCCGTAAGATACTGTGGTCTTATAGTCACCATCATCATTGGCGTCTTCGACAGCAGAAACCAGCACACCAATAGGGTTGGTAAGTGTAATACTTTTACCATCCATACTCTCAGAGATCTCAGCGAGCACTTGCTCACCGTTGAGGAATACAACCAGTTTGACTGCACCGACCTCCACTACAGGAATCTCAATCACACCCTCTTGGGGAATTACAATCCTGCCCTCTCTATCGTAATCGTTGTTCATTTCGTTAGTAAATCTCCAAATATATTATACCACAGGTTTGTGATCTTTCATCCCACCGTGATTTCCATCATTAGGTAGTTTTCCAAAAGCAATGTATCTGATCGCTTGTTCTGACCCCTCTAGTCTGGTGAGGTCTTCTTTGATTTTTATGTACTCATCATAACTATCCTGAAGTTCAGATAGTTTTTGCTTGAGGCTCATACTCCTACCAGCAAATCTTTGGAGTAATTGTTCTGCTGACTCAGTCGGTTTCATTGTAACGGTTTGTTTCTATCATCTCTATCTAGGGACCTTAAATAATCAACCCACCACTGGGGTTGAGTCGTCCTCCATTCAGGAACAGGCACACCTTTTTCTACAACATAGTGCTGGTGAAAAATCTCATCTAGCGTCTGTCCGATCTCAATATTCCTCTTCTTCCTCATCAATGTCAGCATATGCATCCGCCAAGTAGGGTCCTCGTTCTCGTAGAGGTTCTTGTCTAACATAATCCGATTCAGCATTTACTACAGACACCCAAACGGCGAGTTTCATTACTATGTAGATGATAACAAGAGGCAAGAAGCAACCAATTAAAATTAGCGTATTCACAGATACTTTTTCAACTAATACTAATTATACACAAAAAAAAGCGGACCCCTGGATTTTGCCAGGAGTCCTTCATGCGGCGACGATATGTACTATGTATATCAGAACCAAGTCTTACGCTCGTGTCCCTTGGGAACAACTTTGCCGAGCAAGATTGTGAGCAGTCCATCCTCAAACTCTACAGTACGGATTTCTGTATCATCAGATAGTGTCCAGACACGAGTAAAACTCCTCTGTGCTAGACCTTTATGGACATAAGAAGTAGAAGACTCTGTGTCCTCTCTCTGCCCCTCTACAAACAGTTTTCCTGCTTCTGTATATACATTGACCTCTGCCTTCTTGAAACCTGCTAGAGCGACTTCTAGGCGTGACTCAACCTCACTAACCTCTATGAGGTTGTATGGTGGATAGTTTTGTGTGGTCTCATGTAGATTATTGACGACACGGTCAAAGTAACCGTCCATTCCAATGCTATTGCGGGTAATTCTATCTAGAAGTTGATCTAGATTTGCCGCGTTGTACTTTGCTAAACTTCTCATCATGGTTCTCCTTAAATAAGCGAGTGTTTAAATGTCGGACCCGAAGCATCCAACATACTAATTATAACAGTTCATAAAAAAAGTGGGGTAGTAACAACCCCACAAATTCTATTCTGTTTTCCGACCACCGATATTATACTTTGGTTCTAGTAACCATTCTTCCTTCTCCTTGTATGATAGGACTTTGATCTGATTCAGTGGAGCAACCTCCAGAATCTTCTCACTATCACACACTTCAACTAGATTCCAATCAGATAAAAGTTTAGTGATTCTATTACGACGCTGAATATCATTCAGTGTGATATTAGACTTCTTACCATCCAGAGCAAACAACTCCTTGAAGTGGACGATAAAATACTTTCCTTGTTTATGAAGTATATGGCATGACTGATATATCTTTTTTTCTTTCCGTGAAGCAACACCAATACGGGTGAGTGTTTCACGGACTTTCAAGAAGTCATCAGGATCTGATAGAAGGATCTCTACCATCTGAGAGGGTTCCCAGAATACTATTCCCTTTTCGTCGATGAGCATTTTTGGGTCCCTCCCTTGTCAAGTTTTCCATGAATAAAGTTGATTTGCTCAGTGGTAAGAATGTTAAGTGCTTGCTCTGCTTTCTCCGTAGAGAACCCGTAGTATTCACGGACAGCAGCAATGTTTTCCACCTTATCCTTTCTTAACCAGGGAGAGAATCTCTTCCTCTTCCGTAAACTATTTAGGAAGAAGTCATATTGTAACTTGTGGTCAAGTTGTGGGTACTTATTCATTTCATTGGCAAACATGAGGGAATCTGTTTGCCCTGACAGACATTTGTTGACGATGAAAGGAGGATACTTACCTTCGAGGTCTGGGTCCTCGTCGATAATATTCTCCTTTGACATGTTGATACTATTCAACCAATCTTTCAAATCCATAATCAACCACCATCAATAGCACATCCTACCATACTACCTACAAGGAGTCCAGCAGGGATTTGCCACAGGAGATTGATTGGGTCACCATTACCAACATAGTGGTTAGCAGCAGCAGCGCCAGCACCACCAATAATACCACCAGCGATAGTTCCTTCCATACAGGAGTTTTCAGGGGGCACAGCAGCGACAGGGGCAGGTGCAGGAGTGGGAGCAGGTTGGACTACAATCACCGGAGGTTGTTGGACCACAGGAGCAGGTGCTGGTTGTTGGACCACAGGTGCTGGTGCTGGTTGTTGGGCAACTGGTGCCGGAACAACTGGCATCATACCAGGCGTTGTTGGTGGTGCTGTCTGTCCAAACTGGGGGTAGTATTGACCAGGAGGAGCGGTGTGCGTTGGTGCTGGTTGTCTACCGGGGTAAAGTAGGTCTGCAGCAGCATCATAACGACCAGGGTTAGCATTAGCAATAGGAGCAGTGATGGCAGCAATAGTAGCAATTGCAAGGAAAGATTTCATAATAATTATTCGGGGGGAGTGAAGTAGTCAAGTGTACCACGGTCGATGGACCAAGAGTCGGCACCTGATGTTGCGGGAGCAACTTGTGGTGCTGGTGTGGTGTTCTGTCGAAGGTCTTTTGGTTCTCCCGTAAGACTCTTCATAATAAGCAAAACTTCGAGCATCAGATCAATCCTTCTTCCTGTAGGTAGTGTAGTGTGTCTTTTAGACCTCCAATATGATTATAACCGATAGCAACCTGAGGGTAGTCAGCATTGTTACCAAACTCATCATTAAATTGTGTCTGGGTAAAGTCTTGACCCAGTTGGTATTCTAGAAATTCACCACCAACACTCAATAGAAGTTGTTGGATACGCTCACATTCTTGACTACCGTCGCCATAAAGTACAATAGTTTCCATTAGAATTCACACTCAATCATAATTTCAGTTAGACAGGCAAGGAGATTGATCTCTTGGTCTGCTACAAAAGCACCTTGATACTGATACTTAGCAATGATTAGCACAGCAGCAGCAATGTTGGACCCCTTCAGATGAAGGTACAAAGCATCGTAAATCTTACGAAGAATTGTATTTGTATCATTATCTAGATTAGATACAACCCACTTACGAACCTCGGGAAAATTCTTCTCCTTGAGGTTCTTCA